TATAATGACTTTTATTTTTAAATGCTCTACTACAGTTGCTCGTTTAGAAACGTGTCGCCGTATATGTTCAATAAGCGCACGGAACTAAAGAGACCCACCAAAAAGATGATTGAAAATCCTCACAAGCATGTCCACGACTGGATGGAGCACGAGGAGCTCTATTCTCGTCTTCACGATCAACGGGTTCGTGAACAAGAGAACAAACTGGATGCCATGGAGTTATTCTGTAAGGAAGAACCTCATGCTCTAGAATGTAGGATTTATGATGTTTAACGTTGTGCCAGGGACAGGGCAAACGGATTGTTGTCCAACTGCTTGACCGCGAGTCCTAGGTTGTTCGTTCTGAAATCTGCATTTCCCTTGTAGGCATTGTTATTTTGAGCCCACGTCACCTCGTAGTTCTGACCGAGATACTGGTTACCGGCACCTCCCTCGATAACGGTCGATGCGCTATCGCGGGTCTTGGTGGTGGCACCCTGAGCCTGCGTGGCGGAACCGCGGACGTTCATGCGACCACCCGGTGGTGTGTATCCCTTGTTGCCGCGATCGGCGGGACGCAGAAGGATGGTATTTTGGGTGTTCTGGTAGGCACCTTCGAACGAGTGGATTCCGGGAGCAGCCACGTCGTTGGTTCGCGCCACAAAGTTTGCCTTGTTGCGCGTAGGAGTGTCCTGGCTGGTCTGTGCGGGAATAAACCTCTTGGCCGTTCCAAACTCGAGACCGTCCATCCGGGTCGAGGTCTCTGAGCGAATCGTGGGTCGCTGTGTCTTCACATATTGTTCGCGTTCACGCTGTCCGGTGAGCATTCCACCCTGTCCCTGAGCACGTCCACGTTCCAAGGGACGCTTGCCCTCGGCGCCCAAAAGTTGATAGGTCTTCTGAGGACGATTCTGTGTCACGGTCATTCGTTCATCGCCGCGACCTACGAAGCTCTTGGCGGGACCAGACCTGCCCGGAAGCGTGGTGAGTCGGTACGCACCGACGTTATTGGGCATCACGCGGAACTGTTGCTGATAGCCTCCATAGGCAGGCACGTTGGCGGGAACTCCCAGACCGGGACCAACGAATCTACGCTCGGCGGACGAAAGATTGTTCATGCGACTGGATACATTCTGACGATCGTAGAGGTTGTAGACGGGCTGACCAAACGGAAATTGTGCGTTGGGTGCAGTATCCTGAAGGTTTGTCACAACTTCCTTCTTGGGATTGATGATTCCACCCATCGGATTGTTCGGATTGAATGTACCAGTGAATAGGTCGGTCACAGCAGTCAATTCCTGGGTGGGTGTATTGATATTGTTGCCAAAAAATGGCATCTGTTGTGTTTCGCGGTTGGGCAAGGGCGACGGAGTAAAACCTTCTTTGCGATCACTGCTGGCGATTTGACGACCCGCCACAGCAATCCCTAACAAGGCCACAAGACTCAATGGGTCCATATTAAAACTAGAGAAGATTTAAAAATTACTTATACCTGCGGTCAAAAAGAACGTTCTGGACATCCGCGCGACTGCTCGACGGATCCCATGACCGGGTTCGGAGAGGCACCGAGCAGGACATGTCCTTGGAAGGGAAGTCGTAAGACCGACCCTGGTAACCCTTCTTGAAGAATGTGGTGGACTGAGGTCGGAGCATGTCCTCGACCATAATGAGGTTTCCAGGAGCACCCTTGCCCGCCATGTAGGGGGCGGTACCGTAGATGGGTGTCGAAGCGCGTCCCGAACCTGCATAGTTGAGGTTGCTGACCACGGGAGGCGCCATCACGTGATCGTATGCACAGTTCACAGGCAGACTCTCTGCGTCCAAAAGGACACTTGATGTGTTAAGCTGATAAGCCATATTACTATCACCAGAGATTTTAACTAGTGGTGCCACCGAAAGTTCCTCTGAGTTGCTGAAGTTCAGGCATTCTGGACTGTCCGAACATTGAGGCGTCGTTGGGGTAGCACGCCTGAGTTTCGTCCCTACAGACCTTGTTCATCATGGGACCGTAGGCGGATCGAAGGAATGCGCTCTGATCGTTGGGGATGGTCGTGGATGGCATGCTATAAAAGGAACGGAACGCCTGGTTGCGACTCGAATAGACATCTGCCTGATCTGTTGGTGTATTCTCGTTTAGGAACTTCTTGACCTTGTCCTTTACGGTCGGGTAGTAGCAAGCGGACGGGCGCTTTGGATTGTCCACATAGTCTGATATGAGCACGTTGGCCATGGGATTATCCTTGGTAGGTTGTTCACATGTCTGACCTGGCATCATTAGATTAAAACGAGACCCTTCCTCTTCGAACGAAGCGGGTCGCATGCCTTCCTTGATGCCTCCCGCCAGAAGCATAGAAGCCATGACCATGATAACCGTGAGACCCAGATAAATAACCCTGATGTCGCGATTGATGACGTAAAGAATCGCCATGGTGTAGAGGATGAACCTCGTGGCGGCATTGAGCCTCTCCACTGGATTCTGCTTAGCCAAAGGCCAAAAGATCAGCACCTTATTCTTGGCAAACAGGTGCGATGGATTTCTAAACCACGGTTGTTCCATTCTTATTTATTGACTAGTTATTTTTTTCACTGAGGTGACTGAAAAATATTGCCCAGGTTTCCCATGAGCGGACCGAGCATGTCCATGATCTTGGACTCGTCGAGACCTCCCTGACCGTCACCAAAATGTTCCTCTACCTTTGATGTCATCTCCTGTATCATCTCAGGCTTCAATAGATTTCCAAGAAGACCGGCAAGGGGATTTTCCTCGCCACCGTCGTCTCCTTCCTGGGGTGCAAACAACTGATTAATTTTCTCGGGCGAAAAGTCCATGTTAGTCTCGCGAGACTCCTCGATCTCCTCTTCACTTACATTGTTTCCAAGAACATAGAGACCCTGAACGTATTGCCAAATCGCCGCCCGACTCGCGTCCGAAAGTTCAGATTTCCACATAGACTCCAGATCCAGGGTCTTGAGAATTCCGTAACTCCGAGAAAGCTCTTCAAAAATTTGTTCATCCTGATTGCGAATGAGATCCTCATGGGGCTTCACATTCTTTATGAACGTTTCCAGACAAACACCAGGATCCTTCTTGATCAGCATGTTGACCGTATTCCTGTAAGTCTTCACAATGGTGTTCTCTGGGAACGTGTGAGCCAACTCGTCAACAAACTGCAATAGAAGTTCGTTAAATGTATCTACGCTGGCCATTTCGTACTATTTAAAATGAGTAAAATCTTTAACTAAATACCGCGACTAACTTCTGGGAAGGGAGTTTCATAAATCTCTTCGCGCTGCGAGATGCCAAGATAGACGATGACACCGACAAGGATAGCATTAAGGATGGCTGGTTTTATCATGTCCGCATTCCTTGGGGGTTCCTCGCGGTTGAGACGAGCCACCAGTTGAACGTAAGCCATTGTGACTACCGCACCAACCAAAGCAGCAATCAAAGGATTTTTAAGTGAATCACTTATCATTATTACATAAAGTATATTTTAGTATGTTTAACGGCTCGCACTTGGGTTGATAGAAAAGTCTTCTTCTTCTTCTTCTGATGGCAACATGGGTGATCTATTTGCGATCTTGTCAGTAAAAGTAAAACTCTTTGTTTCGTTCTCCTGAGATGGTTCTTCTGATTCCATTTCGGGTACCTCTTCTGTCGCCTGTTCAGTTTCTTCAAGTGTTTCGCCTTCACCTGGAAACATACTGGTCTCCTCTTCCATAGTTTCGGGCTCTGGCTCTGGCTCCGGCTCTGGCTCTGGCTCTGGCTCGATATTCTCGCCGTTCATGACATCCACGGCATTCTTGTTAAGGTAGGTCTTCAGGATCTGATTTATTGGAAGCATCTCCTTGACAGTCTCCTCGACAACTCCATCCATCCGCTTGATAAGATCCTTGCGACGGTCGGTCCTGCTCACGACCTCCTGATAGATATAGGGGTCTTCGTAGATCCGCTTAGCAACATTAGTATAGACACCCAATACGAAAACATCGTTGCTAGGAATCTTGAGCGACACCTTGCGTGAATCCTTGGAAAGGCGAACCGAAGAAATGATCTTGACCGTGGCGACAAAGACAGCTGCTGTCATCTCATCAAGACATCCACCGCATCTGTCTACACACTTACCCACTTCGGTATCTATCTGATAGTTGTTCCACTGTGGGATCTTGGCAAGTTTCTCCTGAAACATTTTGAGCGTGTTGCGTCCCTGTGTCTCCACCTTGGATTCGGCGTACAGTGAATCCATACAATCCAGTGCACTCGGGAGAATGGTGGACGCAAGCTGATTTAGGAGCTCCTTCTTAGCTTCTACGAGAACGTTAAGGTTATTGTCCATAGTTAATGATAAAATGTATTTAAATCAGCGATATTTGTCCGCGGCTTTTTTCAGGTTTGCCAGGGACGCAAATTCGTTCTCAGGTTCCTTTGGTTTTGCCTTGGGCTTTGTTCTTGGATACCATGAAACAAACAACTGACCATTCTCATAAAGTTGCGTGAAGAAACCTCCATTTGAAAACTGTCTCTCCACATATTGTGTGGCCTTATTCACGTCGAACGTGGGAAATCCTATAAGGAACGAAGGTACTTGAATCCAAGTTTCGTGCAGACCGAGATCGGCGACCTGTCTCACCTTGGCACTGGCGCGTTCGTAAAGTTCCGTATAGAGTTTCTTTTTTAGCTCTCGTTTGCGATGGTCGATCTGTTGAACTTCGTCCACCCTCAAGGGCATTTCTACTAATCTTTTATTTTTTACTAATTCGCATTTTACGTATCCTCATCTGGATTTTTGGCGAGCCATTTGTTCGAGGCAGCAACGGTCTTAGAATACCTCATATCTTCACCTTCACCCCACTTTTTCTTAATAGCCATGTCCACGAGAGAAAGGGCACTCTTGTTCGGGATGTTGGCGTTGGCAATGGTGTTGTAGGGCATCCATTCACCCACCTGAAGTTTATCCCCGAAAGCCTTAATCGGTTCGCCGTCCTTGAGGGGCTGACTGGTGATACCCTGGATCTTGATTCCATCATTATCACCGATAGCAATCACGTCCACTTCAGTTCCGTAGAATCTCTCGGTCTCCAAGAGGATGAAGCGACATCGGTAAGTAGCAGGAACATTGTCAGGTACGGTGCCATAAGTTTGATCACGTTTGAGTTGGTCAAGATAATTGATAAGAGAGGTTCTAGTAGTAATCTGACCCGCATCTTCGGCATCCGGCGTTTCGATAACGTTTTTTCCTCGCGCCTCTAGATAATCAACGTAAGCATTATAAACATCCGGGCGATTTGTTCTGAGTTGTTTGATCTTGTCGGGGGAATCAAATACCTGAATAAACACGGTCTCGATCGGGAACATCTTGAGACCCTTGGTGTCGAAGATTTCCTGTACGGTGGCGTCAACGATTTTCTTGATCATCTGTGCCTTGATGGCAACGTCTTCTACGGGATTTCCCGTAATCTCGAGGTTTCCCTCTGTAATCACCCCAGACACCTCGGGACGAAACCCAGCAAATCCACGATCCCATTTGAGACCTTCGCGGTTCATCAGGAAATACCCAGCAATTGCGACTGCCAGCACGATGAGAATTATAGTCTGCATACGCATCTTATATTATGGTGCGAAATTATATCGCCTGATAAATTCATCAACACTTTTAAAGAAGCATGTTTGCGATCATGCTGTACAGTCCACGGTGTCAACATTGCCTTGAGATTTTCAAATTGTTAGATCAGTGTCCCATTAAGGAACAAATCAAGTATCAAAATATTCACGAAGAACCAATCCCGGAAGATTACCGAAAGGTGTTGACCCACGTACCGGCACTGATCACCAAGGATGGTCGCCCCCTGATGGGTTCGGAAGTGAAGCAGTGGGTTCTTTCAATGATGCCATCAGAAATTGAGTCCTTCGATCATTCGGCATTTGCTTCCTTTGATGGAAACGTCAATAGCGCACCTGGTCTCTTTGAACTTGAATCCTACGGCGCCCCACTGGCACCTCCAATGACCCCAGAGTTGGAAGCCAAGATAAACAAGAAAACCACCAGTAACTAAATGATTACTAAACCAGATGAAGTTCCCAGGTCTCTCGGAAATGTCTATTCCTACAAACAAGGTTACAGTTCATGGAAAGAATTTGTGTCAGCCCGTGGAGAGACAGGGTTCAAACAATTCCTTAATGATCTTTATGCGCGCGACTTAAAGATTTCACGCACTCAATCTAGTAAATGTTCTTGAAAACGATTCAAGCATCTGCATTTAAAAACATCTTTGAGGTTCTCAAGGACATCCTCAATGATGTTAATGTATCTTTTAGTAAAATGGGCATACACATGTTGACCCTGGATAATGCCCGCACGGCCATGGTGGAACTATTTCTGGACGCCAGTCAGTTTGAGGAATATTCATGTGAGAACGAGATCATCGTTGGGATCAATACCACCAATGTTTTTAGAGTTCTCAAGTCGGTCACGACAAATGATGTCTTAATTATGAAGATAGAGGAAGACCACGTTCTCAATATTTCCATCGAAAACAGTGGAAAGAAAAGTCGAAGTCATTTCAATCTTAGACTATTGGACATAAATGACGAAATGTTCGATGCACCCAATCTACCCGTGATAAGCATCACAACATTTCAGACCGTAGACTTTCAACGACTTTGTAGAGATATTTCACACATTGGTTCTGAACTTTCCATCGAGCGTTCCTACAAGAAGGTCGGCTTCAGGTGCGTTGGAGATTTTGCCGAACAGTACACAGAATATGATATTGATTCGGATACCACCGAGTTTGAGGCCATGAAAGATACTTTTTCTTTAAAGTATTTGAACTTGTTCACTAAGGCCACTTCGATGTGTTCAAATATGAAACTTCTCCACCACGGAGAGGAAATGCCTCTCGTCCTGGAGTACAAGGTTACTTCTCTCGGTGAACTCAGATTCTATCTGGCACCAAAGTCTGAGGAGTAAGAAGGTCGTCCTTCTTGATAATGATCGTATTACCAAACATATAGACACGCCATTCATCCGGCACCTCTTCGTTAGCATCAAATAGATCCATCATACGGATGTCTTTGACGTTGTGAAAGTCCGATCGCGGTCCGGCGTAACGAAGGAAGCGAGCCGTATCCCACATGATCACTTCTCTGTTTTCCATGACGGCCTCGACCTTCTGGATCATGGTGGGACCCTTCATCCTTGGTTCTTCCTCTTCTTCTATATAATCGACCTTGCGCCAAGGGTCCCTTGACACCAACG